GCGAGATTCGCAGGTCGTGACCGCCGACTACTCGCGGAGGACCGATGGCGCTGGCTAATGCGGTCGTCGAGGCCATCGGCAGCCCCACTCCGCGCATCGCACCACCTCGCCCTGCCCGAACGTTGGTCAAGGACTGGCGTGCGGTCGCCATCGAATGCGGTATCACGCCGATGCCGTGGCAGGAGACGGTCGGCACCTACATCGAGGCGCTGGGCATCGGCGACCGCTGGTTGTATCCAGAGGTCGGCATCGTGGTCGCGCGGCAGAACGGCAAGACCGAGCTGCTCGTGCCGCATATCGTCCGTCGCCTGCTGATGGGCCGGCGGATCATGCACACGGCTCAGAACCGCGAGCTACCGCGCGAGGTCTTCGGCCGGGTCGCCGACCTGATGATGGCGAAGCACTATGACCTGCTCAAGCGGGCGCCGCGGTTCGCCAACGGCCAGGAGGAGATCCGGCTCACCAACGGCGGCCACTACCGGATCGTGGCGCCGACCCGTGGCGGTGCCCGCGGACCGTCGAACGATGACCTGGTCGTCGACGAGCTGCGCGAACTCACCGAGCACGACTTCATGGCCGCCGCCGGTCCGACGCTCATGGCATCGCCCAATCCGCAGGTCCTCTACCTGTCGAACGCGGGCGAGGATGACAGCGTGGTCCTGAACGCGATCCGGCTGCGCGCCGAGCAGGACCCGAACCTCGCCTATCTGGAATGGTCCGCCGCGCCCGAGCGTGCCGTCGACGACCGTAGCGGCTGGCTCGAGGCGAACCCGGCCGTGGGCCACCTGCCGATGGTCATGCAGAACCTCGAGAAGTCGTACCTGTCGCATTCGCTGGCGGGCACGCTCGCCATCTTCGAGACGGAGAACCTGTGCCGCTGGGTCACCACGATGCGCGAGCGCCTGGTCGACGACTTCAGCTGGATCCGCTGCAAGGACGACGAGGCCGAGACCGCCAAGCGCCCGGTCATGGCCGTGTCGCTCTCCCCGGACGGCCACCGGGCCTCCGCGGCGCTCGCCTGGCAGCTGGACGACGGCGAGGTCGGCCTGCGGCTGCTGTTCAACGTCACCGGCGAGCCGATCGATACGGACCGCCTCGGCACCGACCTGCGCGACCGGGCAAAGGCGCTCGGGGTTACGCGCATCGGTTTCGACCCGCTCACCGACAAGGAGCTCGCCAAGTACCTCGCCAAGCCCGAGCCCATCGGCGGCGGCGTGTTCGCCCAGGCGAGCGCCCAGTTCGTCAATATCGTGACCGCCGGCAAGCTCCACTGGACCGACGCCGACGCCGTGTCGGACGACCTGACCTGGACGGCTCGCAAGAAGAACGACGAGCGCGGCACCTTCGAGGCCGTCCGCGCCTCCGACGACCATCCCATCACCGCGGCGCTGGCTGCGATCCGGGCCACCTGGCTCGCGTCGGGTCCGCGTCGCTCCGGCCATGCGAGGATCCAATGAGCATCTGGGATCGCGTCACGTCGTTCATGGCCCTCCAGCCACAGCAGGAGCGTCTCGAGCTGTCCTTCCCCGACCTCGACACGCAGGTCGCCGAGATCCGCGCCCGGACGCTCGTCCCGGCACGCATCCCGAGCGTCGCGCAGGCGCTGTCGGTGCCGGCGATCCAGCGCGCCGTGACGCTCATCAGCCACACCGTCGCCTCGACCTCGATGCAGGGCTGGCGCAACGGCTCGCCGATGTCCGAGACGCCGATCGTGCTGGCCCGTCCGAACCCCTATGACACGCCCTACGACTTCTACCGCGACGTCGCCTACTACCGCGCCACGCGCGGCGAGTCGATCATGTGGATCGCCAACCGGGACAGCGCGGGCTTCCCGATCGCACTGGTCAACGTCGCCCCGTGGGAGGTGAGCGTCCAGGCGAACCCAGCCAACAGGCTGCGCCCGACGTACTACTGGGGCGATCCCGAGCGTCCGCGGCCCGGCGACATCACCGGCACGCGCTACTCGCTGGCGAACCCCTCCGGTTCGTTCGTCCACATCATGTACCACCGCGACGCCTCGGGCCTGCGCGGCATCGGCCCCCTCCAGATGTGCGGCCTGGCCGTCAACGTCGCAGTCGAGGCGATGCAGTGGGCGTCGAACTTCTACACCGCCGGCGGCATCCCGCCGATCATCATCAAGTCGGCAGACGATCTCGATCCGACGGTCCGTGACGACATCGATGGGCTGACCGAGGCGCAGGTGCTCAAGCGCGACTGGATGGTCGGACAGCCGAACGAGCCGAAGGTCATCGATCCGGGCATCGATTCGGTCCAGCAGCTCGACGTCAACCCGCAGGGCGCACAGATGCTCGACGGGCGGAACGCCAGCAACGGCGACGTGGCGCGGATGTTCGGCATCCCGGGCGTCCTGCTGGAGTTCAACATGACCGGCTCGTCGCTGACCTACCAGAGCATCCCCGACGTGCAGATCGAGCTCCTGAAGGTGTGCCTGGCGCCGTCGTACTTCGAGCCGTTGGAGGCGCACATGTCCGACCTCCTGCCGCGAACGCAGGCGGCGCGGTTCAACACGAAGGGCCTCCAGCGCGCCGACGTCAAGACCCGCTTCGACGTCTACACGGCCGGCATCGCGTCGGGCGTCATGAGCGTCGAGCAGGCGAAGGTCGAGGAGGGCTACCTGCCGGGCGACATCGAGACGATGCCGGTCCCGCCGTCGCCACCGCAGGCCACGATCGGGCTGTCGCGGGGCGTCCGCTGCGACGGCCAGACGACCATCCGCGGGATCGTCCGGCGATGCAACCAGAAGCTCGCCGACTCCGGTGCGTTCGTGGGCACCTGCCGGCGGTGCGGGACGCGCTATCCGGCCGTCGCGTGATCGACGCGATCGCGTCCGAGGGGCACTTCGCCGATCACATCAAGCCCATCTGGCTGGCGCTGCCGGAGGAGGCCCGCGGGACCTTCTACGTGCGCTGGCCACGGCCCGACATCCCGAACACGGTCGTTGCGGTCGCGCCACCGTCGCGGCATCCGACGCTGGTGGCGTCCAACGGCGACCTCAAGCGCGGACGGGGACGACGGAACGCGATGATGGAGCACGGCTGCGGGCAGTCGTTCGGCGGCGATCCACGCAGCGCCCGGTCGGGCTCCTACGCAGGCGGCGAGGGCCGGGACGCCGAGCTGTTCATGCATCCCGGCCACCATCCGGCAGCCCGCGACCGCGCACGCTACCCGGCAGCGCGCGTCGAGGTCGTCGGCTGTGCCAAGCTCGACAGCCTTCCCCGACGAGACCGCGACGGGCCCCCAGTCGTCGCGGTCTCGTTCCACTGGAACTGCACCATCTGCCCCGAGACGCGGCCGGCGTTCGACGGCTTCAGGCGCCAGGTGGCGGCCCTGGCAACGTCGTTCGAGGTCATCGGCCACGGCCATCCGCGCATCATCCGGCGGCTCGCGGCGGCCTATCGCAGCATGGGCATCGAGACCGTCGGATCCTTCGCCGAGGTCTGCGCGCGGGCCGACGTCTACGTCAACGACGGCAGCTCGACCCTGTTCGAGTTCGCATCCACGGGTCGCCCGGTCGTCGTGCTCAACTCGCGCCTCTACCGGCGCAAGGTGGACCACGGCCTCCGCTTCTGGGAGGCATCGACGGTCGGCGTCAACGTCGAGGAGGGCGACGACCTGACCGAGGCCGTGACGCACGCGCTGGAGGATCCGCCCGACCAGCGCGCCGAGCGCGAGCGCTGCGTCGACCTCGTGTACGCCTACCGCAGTGGGGCTGCCGGCCGCGCGGCTGCTGCGCTCATGGACTGGGCCGGCGTCGGCGCACTGGCCGTCGCCTGATGCATCCGTCAGCGATGCGCTGGGTCGGCGGCGAGGTCGCCCACCACGGACTCGACGGCAAGACGCTGGAGGTGGGCGCACTCGACGTCAACGGCTCCGTCCGCCAGCTGTTCACAGGTCCGTATGTCGGCGTCGACTTCCGGTCGGGCAAGGGCGTGGATCGCGTGATGGACGCCCACGCGCTCGACTTTCCGGACGCATCGTTCGACATCGTCGTGTCGACCGAGATGCTCGAACACGACTCGGCCTTCTGGCTGTCGCTGGCCGAGATGGCCCGCGTCCTGCGTCCCGGCGGGGACCTCATCCTGACGGCGCGCGGCAACGGCTTCCCCGAGCACGCGCACCCGTTCGACTACTGGCGCTTCATGGACAACGCCTGCCCGTTGCTGCTCGACCTCGCCTCGTGCGACGCGGTCTGCGTGCAGGCCGACCCGCGGCGGCCCGGCGTGTTCATCCACGGTCGGCGATGCGCCACTACATCCTGACCCGCTCGGCCTTCGGCCCGGGCACGCCGCCGGCCGCCAATCGGCGGCGACTGGCCCTGCTCGAGGGCGTCACCGTGCCGTCGCTGCGCGCCCAGACCAACCGTGACGTGACGTGGATCGTGCTCGTCGATCCGCGCGACGTGCTGGTCAAGGCGCGCATCGCCGCCATCGAATCGGCCGGTCTGCCGTGCATCATCAGGCCCGCCGGCAACATGCTCCGTCGCGGCGGCGCCGATCGCCCGCAGACGCCGCGCTGGGCGGCCAACATCGACTGGACCGACGGCCCCATCCTGACCACGCGGCTCGATGACGACGACGCCTTCGTGCCCGAGACGCTGGCATGGATCCGCCTTGCCGCAGCATCGGTGCCGCCGACCAGCCGGATCGTCTGGACGCTGCCGGCCGGCTGGCGTGTGGCGGGCAGGCTCGTCGAGCGAGTGACGTATCCGGTCCCGATGTTCTGCACGCTCCAGGTCCCGGTCGACCGCAAGCGGCAGGTCATCAACGACGTGTCGCACCTGTCGGCAGCGAAGCTCGCGCCGATGCACGTCGCGACCGACGAGCCCGCCTGGTTGTGGGTCCGCCACGACCTGACGCGCAGCCATCAGAACATGCGCCCGGGCTTCTCCATTGGCGGGCTTGGGATGGAGGAGCCGACGCGCGAGCTCAAGGCGCGTTTCCCGATCGACTGGGACCTCGTGGAATCCCTGCCGCAGCGCGGTTCGGTCGTCCCCGACAAGGACCGTTTCGAAGCGCGTGAGTACTACGAGGGCACGCAGGCGCGGCTCGGCCGATGAGGGCGATCATCCTCGCCGGCGGCCGCGCGACCCGCTGGAACGGTCGTGCCAAGCACCTGCTCAAGGTCGATGGCGAGACCCTGCTCGACCGGATGGTCCGGCTGCTTCGCGAGCGCGGCGTGACGGACATCGTCATGGCCGGTCCGTACGACCTCGGCATCCCTCGCGTGCGGACACGCGACGACGGCATCGACGGCCGGATCGCGGTCATGCCCTACGCCGATCCGACGGGCCGCACCGTCCTGCTCATGGGTGACGTGTGGTACAGCGCCGCGGCGATGGACGCCATCTGCTCGGACGGGCCGGAGCCACGTCTGTTCGCGCGCTTCACCGGCTCTGAGACGACGGGCAAGAAGTACGGCGAGATCTGGGCCAACTCGTTCCTGCCCGAGCACTACCTCGAGGTGCACCGGCTGCTCGCTGCCGTGCTGACCCTCAAACGCCGCCGCAGGATCCGACGAGCTGGCTGGTGGGAGTGCTACTGCCTGGCGCACGATCGACTCGGCGACATCGCCGACCACGGCGACGCCGTCGTCATAGATGACCGGACCGAGGACTTCGACAGTCCCGACGACTGGAAACGATGGAACGCTCGACGTGGTGTGTTAGCATCCGCGTAGTCGAATAACGGACCGGCCCAGTGCCCCTCGTGGCCCGCCGGGAGAGTGGCCTCCGCGCTAGTGCCCTGAAGCGCAGCGTAGGAGGTCTTTCCTTATGGCGGACGGAGTCGACACAGGAGCATGGGACGGCGGACAGGCGATGTCCGACGCCGCCAAGTCCGACGATCCCGCGGCGGCGTATGCAGACATCTGCGCCGGCAAGCGCGACGGCGATCCGGCGCTGCAGTCGACCTGGGCGCTGCCCCACCACTCCCATCCCGGCGACGCCCCGAACGTCGATGGCGTCCATGCGGCGCTGTCGCGGATCAACCAGGCGCAGGGGCTCATCAACCGCGACGCCGCGCAGGCGCACCTCGACAGCCACATGACCGCCATCCGCATCTCGGAAGGCATGATGTCGGCCGAGGTCGAGCGGATGACCCTCGATCTGAGCGATCCCGATATCACGCTGTCGGTCGACCAGCGACGGCTCGGCATCCGGATCGTGCCGTATGACACGGTCGCGACGCATCCACGCTACGGCGCGCTGATGTTCCGCAAGGGCGCGTTCGGCGATGTCATCCCCAGCGACGTCCGACTCCGCATGGACCACGCGGACCCACCGACCGGCGCAGGTCGCAAGTTCTGGGAAGCCGACGGTGCGTGGATGGAGTTCCAGCTCTCCAAGACATCGAGGGCCGACGACCAGCTCGCGCTCGCGCGCGACGGTGTCAGCGCTGGTGCCTCGGTCGGCTACGAAGTCGACCTGTCCAAGCTCTCCATCGAACGCATCGACGGACAGGCCGTGACGGTCTTCGGACCGGACTCGGCACGGCTGGCCGAGGTCAGCACCACATGGCAGCCGACGTTCGCGGATGCGGGCGTCAAGTACGTCCTGTCACGGGACAGTGCCCCGGAAGGGGAGAAAGGGAATGGCCCAGTGGCCGAGTCACAGGAGGCTCCGGTCGTCGGGGCCATCGATACCGCTCCGATCATCGAGGCGGTCCGTCACGAGCTCGCCGAGCGCGACGCACGCGGCGACAACAAGATCGACATCATGCTCTCCGCGTTCGAGGAATGGCGAGAGAAGGCCCGCGCCGACTTCGCGATCCCCCATTCGGACCCGGTCCGCAAGCCCAAGCTGTACGACTGGATGGAGCAGTCGCTTCGTCTGATGCGCGGCCAGCCGGTCTCTCCGTCGCTGCTCCAGACGCTCGCCCTCGACGACGTCATCACGACCGACAACCCGGGCCTGGTGCCGGACGTCTTCACGGCCGACTACGACGACCTCATCAACCAGGATCGGCCGTTCCTTCGGACGACACGCGAGGTCACCGCACCGACGACCGGCAACTCGATGACCCTGCCGATCATCACGCAGCGCGCCGTCGCCGGCACGCAGGCGTCGGGCGAGAAGACCGACGTCTCGAGCACGGCCACGCAGGTCGGCACCGGGACCTTCCCGTACCAGTCCATCTTCGGCGGGGCCGACATCAGCATCCAGATGATCCTCCGTGCCGACGCGAGCTTCTTCGACCTGCTGACGGGCGACCTCGGCATGGCCTATGCGCTCGACGCGGATACGAAGGCGCTCACCGCGCTGCTCCAGGGCTACACCGACAGCGCGAGCAACCAGCACATCCCCGCCGACGGCGGCGTGCTCGACCCCGAGGACCTCAAGGTCGGCGATGCCTGGCAGACCTCGATCGAGGTCTACAAGCGGGCACCGGACACCATCTGGCTCAACGCGGCGGCCGTCGCGGCGTTCATCGACGCCAAGGCGCCGCTGACCAACGCACCGCTGTACTCGAACCTCGCCGCGGCCTTCACGGCAGGCGGCGGCCCGGGCGGCACGCTGTCGGGCCTGCGCCCGGTCTACGTGCCGGCGATGGACAGCCTGTCCGTCTCGGGCGAGCAGGTCGACGTCATCATCGGCCCGTCGCGCGGGTTCGTGTGGGCCGAGGATCCGGCTCGTCGGCTCACCGTCGACGTCCCGTCCAAGGCAGGCCGTGACGTCGCCCTCGTGGGCGGGCTGTTCCCGGCTCCGCGCTTCGCGGACGCCTTCACCGTCTACACCATCGCTGCGAGCTGAACAGGTGGCTGACTGGCCCGGTCCAGATGAGGTCAAGCGAGTCCTCGACGTTACGTCGGAGGACTGGGATGACACGCTGGACCGGGTCCTGTCAGCAGCCATCGAACGAGTGAAGCACGACGTCGGCTCATGGGACGACGGCGTCGATGAACCTGACGACAACCTCGCGCAGGCGGCACTCCGGATGGCAGAGCTGCTGGCTCTCCGTCCGGAGGCGGCCGCGCAGGCGCGCACCGATCCCACCTATTCCCGACTGCTGTTCGGGCACCGCCGGAGGTTCGGCATCGCATGAGTACGAAGAGTCAGCGTCTCACGAAGGCCATCGACGCCATCCGGGCGCGCGAGGAGGCCAAACGGCCACGGCCGGTGGCCACCAGGAAGCCGAAGCGCGAGGCCGAGGCGATCCCCGAGCCGGAGGTCATGGCTGAGCCCGAGCCCGAGCCCGAGCCCGATACCACCGAGACCGTCGAGCCGGAGGCCATCGAGTAGTGGGTCTCACCGGCGCCCAGGCGCTCCGCGCACGCATGAAGGCGATCACCGCCGACAACCTGTTCCTGCCCGTCGGCAAGGAATGGGCCGACGAGTGCGCGCGCCTCATGCGGGAGCGTGTGCCCAACCGGAACACCCGATGGTCCACCGGACGCCTGCACGACTCCATCAGGCTGCGCCGGTCGCGTGCGAAGCAGAAGGTCATCGTCGACGCCGCGCCGCCCGAGTCGTACTTCGTGGACGCGGGCACCCAGGGCCACGGCATCTCGAGCCGCGTCAACCGCGCTGCTGCGCGCGGCACCATCTTCGCCCCCAAGGCGCGCAAAGCGCGCGGCTATCCGGCCCGGCCGTACCGCACGCGCTCGGCCAAGGACGCGCTCGCCAAGGTCGACATGTCGCAGGAGGTCATCGACCTGTGGAACCGGGCGGCCTAGGGTGGGCACCCACGCGGACTTCCGTGCCGCGGCCGTCGCGTTCCTCAAGGACTACGCGGCGAGTGCCGGCGTGAAGATGCAGGTCTACCCGGCCCGCCCGCGGTCGATCGCGCCGCCGACCGGTTTCGTCGACGCCATCAACGAGACCATCGACCACACGACCGCGCTGACCCGGCGCAACCCGTCGGTGTCGGTGATCGTGGTGCACGGGATCTTCGACAGCATGGAAGCGGCCACCCAGAAGGACGACTACGTCGACGGCATCGTCGTCTGGGCCGACGCGCGCTACCACCAGGCGGGCGCCAACACGATGCTCGGCATCAGCGACAGCGAGGATCTGCCGAACTACGTGCCCGAGTGGATGCCACCCGCCCAGCAGCTCGTCTACTACGCCACGCGCTTGACGCTGGAGGGCCTAGCCGGAGTCTGACCGTTCTCCATGACCGAGCCCCGGTCGGTAGGGGCCTCCACATCGAACCAGAGGAGAACCATCGATGCCCGTCTTCCAAGGCTTCGTGCGCCTGCGCAAGCACCTGTTCGGCCGGCAGGCCGTGTTCGGGACAGCCGTCCCCGCGTCGCGTGCCTATCCCTTCACCGGCGTTCCCGACGTCAACCGCAACTGGACCGACCCCGACGTCAGCACGGGCTCGCTCGATCCGGTCGCGCCGCCCTACACGGTGGCGCCAGACCTGACGGCACCGCTGACGACCCCGTCGCTCGACTACAACAGCCTGCCCGCGATGCTCTCGGCGTTCTTCGGCGGCAACGTCATCCCGTCGGGCGCCGGCACCGCCCAGACGTGGGTCTGGGACCCGGCCTCGACGACCGTCGACGATCCCGACCTCTACACCTACGAGTTCGGCGACGACGTCCTGACCGACTGGTACCAGTTCCGTGACGGCATCATCGAGTCACTGGAGTTCACGGGACCCGAGGGCCTCGGCCCAATCTCGGCGTCGATGTCCTGGCGCTTCGGCTCGTGGGGCTCGACCGGCTCGACCGACAATCCGCCCGACATGGCGTCGGGCGACAGCATCCCGACCGCCGGCCTCGACGTCGACACGTCGGCCGTCCTCGTCTACCTGAAGGACATGGCGATCTACATCGCCAGCGACGCGACCGACATCTTCAACGACGCCAACAAGATCAGCGACGCGCTGCACACCTTCGTCCTGCGACTGTCGCACGAGGTCGACCAGAAGCGGACCGCCAACGGCACGCAGACGTTCGACCTCGCGGGCTACGGCCCGGGCGCGCGGACGATCGAGCTGGAGTCGACGTTCGCCAAGACGGCCGACACGGTCGGCACCGGCTCGGAGTCCGACGCCTGGATGAGCGACACGGCCGTCAACCGCTACGTCGGGCTGCGCTTCGTCTCGACCGCCCTGGCCGAGTCGCCGTCCACCTTCTACGGCTGGGACTGGGCCATGCCGATGCGCTACTACACCCGGACCGAGGGCGAGTCGGGGCAGAACACCGTCATCGTCCTGACCGGCCATGCCTTCTACGATCCGCCTGCCGGTTCCGGCGACTTCGGAGGCGTCGTCGAGACGACCGTCGTCAACACCCTCGCGGAGGAAGACCTCGGACTGGTCGGGTCCTGATGTCGGTCATCGAATGCATCTGCCCGCCCAAGGCGGGTGAGCCGAGGCATCCCGAGGGCGACACGGTCGAGCTGCGCGAGCGGCTCGACTTCGCCGCCGGACGGACCGCCCGCAACATCATCAAGCTCGGCAAGGCCGAGGAGCTCTCGACGCCCGAGATCATGACGCAGCTCACCGACTGGTACCTGCTCGCCGGTATCCGCACCTGGTCCGTGGTCGACGAGAAGGGCAAGCCCGTCGAGCCCGACCGCGAGAGCATCGAGCGGTACCTGTACGCCAACGACGGCGCCCGCGAGACGCTCTCGGACGAGGCCGACGCGCTGTACTCGGAGGCGGTGACGGCCCCTTTGGTGACGGCGGCGTGGAGGCCATCGCCCAGTACGTCGACCAACGGCTCGACGTCAGCGACGAATGGCTCTACGTCGAAGCACCCGAAGCTGTCGAAGCGATCCTCGACTATCACTTCCCTGACGGACGACACCGAGACGACTTCACCGTCGCTCGCTGGCGTCTCCAACTCATAGCCGAGCTCGGCGTGGGCCGGATCGCGCGAGAGCACCAGGCACAGGAGGCCGGCAGGCTCGCCCGCCTGCCGCGCTGACGCATGGCCTCCGAGACCGCCAAGCTCGTCGCCGCCCTGACGCTCAAGGACGGCTTCACCGCGCCCCTGAAGAACGCCAACGCGGCGCTCAACAAGTTCGACTCGCAGATCACGAAGACGCAGAGCCGCGGCCTCAAGGCGGGCCAGCAGATCGGAGTCGGCATCAAGCGCAGCGCGCTCCTGGCGGTCGGCGCCATCGGCTCGCTGGCTGGTCTCCTCGTGCTATCTGCCAAGGAAGGTCAGGCGGCACAGGACGTCCAGATCAAGTTCAACACCGCGGTCGCCAACTCGGGGAAGGTGAGCGCAGCCTACGTCAAGGCGTTGAACGACCAGGCGCTCGCGCTGTCCAACCTCTCGGGGCAGGACGACGAGGCGATCAGGAGCACGCAGACGCTGCTGGTGACGATGGGCCTGACAGGCGACCAGATCACGAAGCTGACGCCGCTCATCCTCGACGCCTCGATCCGCACCGGCAAGGACCTGAACACCATCACGCTGGCCGTCGGGCGGGCCGTGCAGGGCAACGCCACATCGCTCGGGCGGCTCGGCATCATCCTCCCGAAGACGACCGCTGCGACGAAGTCCGCGGCCCTCGCGTCGCTCGAGCACCAGAAGGCCCAGCTCGCCATCAACAAGAGCCTCGAAGAGTCTCACGGGCCGCTCACGAAGGCCGAGAAGGCGATGTACGCCGAGAAGAAGGCCGCGCTCGACGCGGCGATCGGGCAGCAGAAACTCGCCGACGCCACGAAGACGGGCGCCAAGGCTGCGTCCGGGTTCGATACCGTCTATGGCGCGCTCAACTCGCGGTTCAAGGGCACCGCCGCCGCGCTGTCGGGCCAGCTCGACACGCGCCTCGCCGTCCTCAAGGAGCGGTTGCAGGATGTCCGCGAGGAGGCGGGCATCAAGGTCCTGCCATCGCTGACGCGCATCGTCGACGTCGTCGGTTCCAAGCTGGTCCCGGCGTTCGGCAAGTTCATCGACGGGATCCTGCCGCCCGCCATCGCGGGACTCGACAAGCTGGCATCGTTCCTCGAGGGCGGCGGAGCGACCAGTGCGATCGACTCCTTCCTGAACACCGCCAAGACCGTGGCGCCCATCATCCAGCGCTCGGCCGAGGCGACCGGAGCGGTCATCAAGACCGCGGTCGACCTGTTCCGTTCCCTACCGCCGGAGATCCAGTCGCTCGCGCTCGCAGGCCTCGCCATCAACAAGCTGACCGGCGGCCTCGTGACGAACATCGCGGGCGGCCTCATCTCGGCGGTCATCAGCTCGTTCAAGGGTCTGATGAACGTCAACGCCGCGGTCGTCAACGTCAACGGCCCGGTCGCCGGCATACCGGGTCCCGCAGCGGAGGCAGCGGGCGCCGTGGGCGGCCTCAGCCTGGCGACGCTCGGCCTCGTCGCGGCCGCTGCGGTCGCATCGACGTGGGCGTTCCTCCAGACCCACAACGGCCCGGGATCCACCGGCGCATTCACCCCGACTCTCGGTGCGGCCTTCGACCAGAAGCCCGTCGATGCGTCGTCGCTGTTCGCGGGCGTCGACTGGAAGAAGGTCAGCGACGAGCTCGCGTCAGGGAGCGAGGGCGCGTCGCAGCTACGCAACGCGGCACACGGGCTGGACGTCACGGCGCAGGACAACGCCGAGGCAGCCTCCCAGCTCCGCAACGCCGCGCGCGGGCTCGACGGCGCTTCGTCGACGCTGAAGAAGTCGACCCACGAGAACTCCATCTCGGCGACCGAGGCCGATCGCCGCGCGCGCGGCCTGACCGGGCCGCACAAGGAGTCCGTGTCGGTGGCGCCGCGCCTGAAGTTCCTCGCCGGAGGGGCGTCGGACGTCAAGGACGTCGCGGTGGCCAGGGCATTGACCCTCGGCTTCGAGCACAACAAGCAGCAGGCGTTCCACTCGACGGCAGCGCTCAAGCAGTCGATCAGGGCGTTGCAGAACGACCAGAAGACGCTCGGTCCGAAGGCGGCCGCCAAGGTCGGCGGGTTCATCGACCGGATGAAGGCCGAACTGGCGCGACGGCAGGCGGCGACGACCACCGCCGTCAAGGCCCAGAAGGCGCCGACCGTCATCGTGCCGGTGAGCGTGAAGCAGTACATCAACGGGCGGCTCATCGACGCCAGCACCGGCCGTTTCGCTTCCACGATCGTCGGCCACAAGGGCACCTTCCAAGAGTTCGGATGAACGTCACGCTGGCGGGCACGCCCTACCCCTACAAGCCCTCGGACGACGAGCTGTCGCGGACGTCCATCGAACTGGCCGCCTTCGATGGCGAGGTCGGCAACGGTATCCTGCCGATCCTCGACCGGGACTCGAACTACGACGTCCATACGGGACGCCAGGCGCTCATCGAGGAGGGCGCCGTCGTCCTGTCGGACGGCTTCATGCTCGACCAGGACCGCGTGCGCGGCTTCAGCCCCGCGGTCGCCCGTGAGTACCAGTTCGGCCTCGCCGACGCGAACGCGCTGCTCGACGGGTTCCGCATCAGCCGCCGGCGGCCGGCCGAGACGGACGTCGAGCGCGTGCTGTACTTCGCGAGCCAGGACGGTCCAGCGTGGGACACGACGTGGGTCATCGACGCCAATACCGCGAACATGCCGGCCAAGCGCTACTACAGCGACGGCGGCTGGACGTCGGAACTCATCCCCGACGTCGTGTCGTACACCGGCAAGACGCTGTTCCTGCACGACAAGGCAGGCGGAGGGCGGTGCCTGCACTATCACATCCTGACCGACGGTCACACCTGCGGGCTCTCGATCAGCGACGTGATCGCCGACAGCCTCGGCTCGTTGACGACGTTCTTCCCACAGGAGCCGCAGCGGACGCGCACGAGCATCGATCTCCGCAACGACGTCAAGGGCGTCGACCAGGCGGGCAGGGTCTCCATCCAGTTCGACGCCACGTCCGAGACGGACCACGACGCCGACGGCCTGTTGCACGAGGCTCAGCTCGACATCGAGGCATCGAGTCAATCCGACCTCGACGTCCAGACGGCCGCGTTCCTCGCGTCCCAGAAGGACGATCTCGACACCTGGACCTGCTCGATCGGACCGCTCGACGAGGACGCGCTCGCGCTCATCCGCGTCGGCGACCTGATCACGGTGACGAGCACGGTCATGGGCCTGTCGGCGTCGGAGAAGCGCATCTCACATATGACCCTGACGCCTGTCGTCGGCGAGGGCAGCCGAGCCAGGGTCCGCTGGTGGATGGCTGCATTGGAGATCGGAGCGCCGATCAGGCGGCGCGCCCGGGTCGGGACACGGCGGCCGGCTCCTCCCACGGAGCCGTTCACCTGCGTACCACCGGATTTCCGGGTATTCAGTGACACCGCCAGTCCTGCGCTCGAATGTGTCGTCGCCGAGTTCGCCGTGGACTGCCAGAGCTCTACCGGCACTGGTTCCACCTTCCACCTTTACAACGGCGCGACCTATCGGGTGGATTACCTCGTGTACCACAACCCGAACAGCTTGGACCTCCAGGCGAACCTTCTGGCCGACCACTCGCCTAACTTCGTCGGTGATCTTGGCGCTGTACGCATCCCGATGGGCAGCGGCCTGTTCGGGACCGCAATACCGTTCGCGAGTACCGAGTTCACGATGGCAGGCGACTGCAACGTTCACGCATGGCTCGACGGGGATACGCCCGGCGGTCCACCGTCCGAGAACTCCTTCTCCTCGATCAGTGCCACTATCTACTACGTCAGTGGGTCCGACCCCCGGTTCGAGGACATGGCGGGTGTTCCCTGCACCAACGGTGAGCCGGACTCTGGACAGGAGGTCGTCGACGCCGGCTACCTGGGCGACGGGACCACCACGACCCACACGACAGATAACGGGTTCGCGTACCGCCCCGGGTCGCTGCACGTCGTCGTGAACGGCCTTGACTGGACCTCCGACGTCACCGAGAGCGATCCGACCACCGGCGAGTACGAGCTCGCCTACCCGCCGCCGCTCAACTCGACCGTGCGCGTCTTCTACGTGGCGGCGTGAGATGAGCGTCCCCCAGGAAGTCACCCTAGCGCGCCACGCCGGCGACCTTGACGACGACGGGCATGACCACGCCGAGTTCGTCACGTATGACAACGATGTGTCGGGTCTGACCGCGGAACAGGTGCAGGCGGCGATCGACGAACTGGCCGCGCGGTCGACCTCCCCGTCAGGGCCGCCGTCGTCGTCCAACCGAGCGCTAGGCAGGACCCCGGTCTACATCGGCCTCAGTGCCGATGATCCGAGTGCCGAGGTTCTAGCCGATAACCCCGACCTCTATTTCCGGTACGAGGAGCCATCCGGATCGTTCATCGACTCGTCCGGCAACGCCGTCGGGATGACGGAGCAGAGCGGAACGGTGACTCGCGGCGTCAGCGGCCCGTATGTCGGCGGGCTCGCCGTCACCGCTACCTCTCCGACCTTCCTCGAGACGAGCTACGACCCGAGTAACTCGACGACGGAGGAGACCATCGAGGCGTGGGTCAATACCACGAGCACCGGACGCATCCTCGTCTTCAACAGCCGCCGGACATTCGGCCTGGGCTTCCAGCTCTACATCGGAGCGACCACCTTCGGGTCGGCTGCCGGCCAGGTATCAGCCGCGTTCAACGCAACATCGTTCTGGCAAGGCAAGCACACGACGACGACCGTCAACGACGGCAACTGGCACCTCATCGCAGCTAAGTGGTCGGTCGGGGCTGGATCCCCGCTGGTCCCCGCCGCTATCACCATCTACATCGACGGATCACCCGCCTCGACCACGAACGACAGCGGCAACACGGGAAGCAACAACAGCCCAGCTGGCGAGGATGTCGTCGCGCTCGCCACCGAGATCACCTCGGGGAGCATCTCGATCACGGGTACGGCCCGTTTCTCCACCGCGCTCTCGGATGGTCGCATCCTCGCGCACTTCACGGGCGGGGCGGCCGGCTGGACCGCCGCAGGACCGGACGCCAACGATGGCGACGATGCGTCCTACCTCGAGATCGACAGCCCGAACGTCATCCGCATCGAACTCGGCGGCACGTTCGAGATCGACCATATCCGGCTTAGACTCGGATGCGAAACGGCCGGCTCGCGAAGCTATCTCCTCGAAGGCGCGAGCATGTCGGACTATTCCGACGCCACGACGGTCACGACCATCACGTTCACCGCGACCGGATCGTTCACGGCCCAGGATGTCGTGGACACGTTCACGCCGTCGTCCTATCGCTACTGGCAGTTGACCGGTAACGATGAGACGCGGCGTGTCTTCGAGATCGAGTTGTACGAGGGTGACGCGCTGGTCCTCGAGGTCGAGGCGGAGCTCGACTCCCACCTCACCGATCCGACCGACGCCCACGATGCCTCGGCGGTTTCCATCGCAGACGCCGGCTCGTACTTCACCGGCACCGACGTCGAGGCGGCGTTGCAGGAGCTGGGCGCGGGCGGCGGCGGAGGGTTCGACCTCGGCTGGTTCAACGTCGAGGATTACGGAGCCGTTCATGACGGCTCGACCGATGACACGTCGGCGATCCAGGACACCATCGACGCCTGCGCGGCGGCCGATGGCGGGACGGTCTACTTCCCGCCCGGTCTGTACGTCATCGCGGGTGCGTTGCAGGACACCGGCGCGTTCAACGGGCAGCTCCTCCTGCCGACCATCGCGCACTCTGGCGTCGACCACATCGTCATCCGCTTCAAGGGGCCGCTCCGTCCGGGCTTCCATCCGCTGTACGGCGACACCGTTCCCCTTGCCAGCAGCTACGCGGTCCTCAAGAGCACGCTGACCGGCGCGTCGGGCACCGCTGCCGTCATCTCGGGCGGCAATGATGTCAGCACCGGTGGCGCCAACAACCTCGAGGTCGTCGTGGAAGACCTCGTCTGTCTCGGCCCGGACGATCCGACCTTCACCTTCTGGAACCTGTCAGCGTGCCAGGGCGGGCGGGTCGCGGGTCTCCAGATCAGCACACCGGGCGCGTATGCCGGCAGCCCGACGCTCCCGACACACACGAACTCCTACGGCATCAAGTTCGCGCAGGCGCTGCTCGCGAACAACGTCGAGGTCGACGGGTTGGCGGTGGGCGGCTTCTACACGGGCGCTCTGTGGGGCGAGCTCGTCGAGTCGAAAGGTCCGCTCATCCTCGGGCCGACCTACTACGGCATCGAGATCCCGCTCACCTACTATCCGGGGATCATCCTTCAGCTCACGGCGACGAACGTCGTGCGCGTCCTCTGCTACACCGGGGCGCCCTCCGGGCACAAGGCGTCGCACGGCCTCGACATCCTCCAGTACGTGCGCGAGTCGGCAGGGTCAGGCTCGTTCAACACGGAATACGACGTCTACGACCCATCGAACTACGGTCAGGGCTATATCCGCTGGTACACCATCACGGCGGCTGGCGGCGGCGCGGTCGATACGTTCCTGCGCAGCGGTGGGACGGGCGTCTCCGACCAGCAGTTAGGTTCGGGCTGGGTCGCTGGCACGGCGGGCGGTGACCTGTCGGGCACCTACCCGAACCCGACCGTCGCGAAGATCAACGGCGTTGCGGTCACCGGCACGCCATCGGTGGGATACGTCCCGACGGCGACCTCCTCGAGCGCGGCGACTTGGCAGGCACAGAGCGCGTCCAACACGACGCATTACGAGATCCTCATGGCCTCGGGAAGCGCCGACCCGCTCCTGACGTCCGATGGCCTTGATTACCTGTACGTTGAGGTTCCGAACTGATGGCGACTTCCACCGGCTACATCGACTTCACCGAGCAGACGACGCCCGCGAGTCCGTCCGCCGGCCATCAGCGCGTGTTCGTGGACTCGTCGGCCCACTCGGCGAAGATCGTCAACTCTTCTGGCAGCGTCTCGGCGCTCGGTAGCGGGACGGCGGGCGCGCTGATCTTCCTGGAGGCGCACACCGCGTCGACGTCGTCCTCGCTCGACTTCACGACGTTCATCAGCTCGACATACGACACGTACAAGATCGAGATCATCAACCTCGTCCTCGCGACCAGTACGGCGCACCTGTATTGGGAGGCCGGGACGGGCGTCGGGCCAACCTACGATACGGGCAACGTGTACGAGTGGGGCTTCAGCGGCTACACCAGCGGCGGCGCGGCGGCCAACTATGCCGGGGCGACGGGCGTCGCCCGCATCTTCGACACGATGTCTGTCGCAGCAGGCTATGGCTTCGGGACGGCGAGCCTGACGCTGACCGACCCGCAGTCCACGACCCTGCGACGCACGATCCAGGGGACGTTGCAATACGTGACGTCCACCGGACCTGCGGCCCGCTACGGCATGTGGGGCAGTCAGTACACCCAGACAGGGACCGCACTCACGGCGCTCCGGTTCATCGCCTCATCGGGCAACATCGCGTCGGGCACGATCCGCATCTACGGCGTCGCGAAGAGCTAGGGTAGTGATTCAGTTTGGCGCTCAAACTGAATCACTACCCGAAGTAGCTAGGGCTTGACCGCGAGGGCTTGATTCCCGGTCAGCGGCAGGAAGGTCTCCGGACGGTCGGCGAAGAACTCGTCGAAGGCGCGGACCACTCCGTCCGAGAGTGGGTAGTCATGGGACAGAAGCACGCCCCCGCTCACCATCCTCGGCCAGAACCACGCGAGCGCGTCGCGGGTCGAGTCGTAGAGGTCCAGATCGAGATGGACGAACGAGAACCGGAGGTCCTCGAGGCCGGCCGCGCTCCCGGGAAACAGGCCGGGATGGAACTCGGTCCGGTCGCTGTAGGCGGCGAGGTTGGAGCGAACGGCCGCGACCGATCCTGCCCAGCCGCCTTCGTGGAACACCTCGCCCTCGCCATGCGGCAGGCCTTCGAATGTGTCGAAGAGATGCAGCCGCTTCGCTGACGCACCCAGCATCAGGGCGGCCGTGCCGCCAAGGTAGACGCCGGCCTCAGCCATGTCGCCGGTGACCTTGTCCGTGGCTCGGACCGCCTGATAGAGCTCGACGCATTCGAGCGGCGTCGTCGAGGTGCGCGCCGTTCGTCCCGCGTCGCGAACCGCCCGAAGCGCCCGACGCCGGAACGGGTGCCGATAGTTCGTCAGCCCGTAGCCGGCGCCTGCCGCGATGCGCTGGGCCGTGAGCTGCGCCCGGACGATGAGACTGTCACTCAACCAGGAACCTCTCCTTCTCCCGTTCTGGTCGACTCCGGACAGTGCTCGATCGTCATCCCCCCGCCCCCCATCTACGACACCCAACCTGTCACAACGTCACCTCACCGTACCCTGCTCGACCGGGAGGCGACGGTCGGATACCCTGGCGCAGCGTCCCGACGCCGGCCAAATGGCGGGACGACCGGAGGCTCGACGTGCCGGATACACGTACGACCGAGATCATGCTCGTCCTGCTCCGCTACCGCGAGGCTGTCGCCCAGGCGACGGAAGCGGCGGCTCGGGATCTTCGAGCGGCTGATGTGACTGATCCCGCCGAAGTCCTTCTTGGACGCTGGATGCCGTCCACGACCCCGGTGCAGGCAGGGACGGCGGACCCCCGTCGTCGTAGACGAACCGCGTCAGCTCGTCAGCAGAAAGGCCGGTGACGGCCGCTAGGCGGAAGATCGTCTGACCCGACGGCTGGGCCCCGCGCCACCAACCCGCGATGGCGCCTCTGCCGATCCCGACCGCATCGGCCAGCGCCGCGTCATCGAACAGGTCGTTCATGGCTGCGGCCGCCCGTACGTAGCGCTTCAGGATCTGGCCACGGAGCTTCACGGCCGCCTCGCTCGGCGATAGCACTTCCCCGTCCTTCTGTGTCCCCCGATGGTGCGTGCGTGCACCGGACTTTGCATTGTGCATAGCCGGAGTGTCATGTCAATGGGTTGACATGACAATGTGCGATGTGTAGTGTCCGCAGCACAGATGGATACCTCGACATCGCATAACGACTGGCGCACCGTCCTACGTGAGCAGGGGCGCACCTTCCGATGGCTCGCCGATCAGACCGGCAAGAGCCGCCGGACGGTCTACGCCTACTCCCGTGGCGACCTGGTCCCGCCGGCCGAGTGGATCACCGACGTGTCGAGGCTCCTTGGTAGGGAGGTAGCCGCCTGATGGGCACCGTCGACCTCGAGCCCATCGGCCGCATCCCGCTCGGCTACCTCCTCGTGGCGCTGCTGGTCGTGGTCATCGTCGTAAATGCGATCCTGGCGGTCCGGCGATGAAGCCCTGTCGCTGGGCCGGCCTTCCCTGCCGCGACGAGGCCACGGCCACCGTCCGCATCGCCGGCGTCGGCGATCGCTCGGTCTGCGACTTCCACCTCGCGACCCTCGAGCGCCTCGGCATGGACTTTCGCCGGCTCGACGAGCAGGGTGCGTTCGTCCCCGAATGGCGCCGCCACCTGACGGCGGTCGACCGCACCGGGGCGCTGGGACGATGAAGCTGACCTACGGGCGCTTCCCGGAGTCCCGCGAATGGGACCGCCGGGACGTCGGCTACGACGACCCGCTGCCGCTCGACTGGCGCGAGCTGCTCGACCCCTGGCTGTGGATCGGCGCGGTCCTCGTTCTGGTCGCCCTGGTGGCCGCCATCTGGCTCATCGCGGCGTTCGTCGCATGAGCCTCGAGAGGCGCTTCTGGGAGAAGGTCGATCGACGGGATCCCGACGAATGCTGGCCCTGGCATGGCGCCAAGGTCAACGGCTATGGCCACATCTGGTCCGGTGGGCGTATGCAGAAGGCCTCGCGAGTCGCACTGGAGTTGACGCTCAAGCGAGCGCTGGGCGTCGCCGAACTCGCTTTGCATTCATGCGACAACCCGCCTTGCTGCAATCCCGCTCATCTGCGCGCCGGAACGAACTCCGACAACACCCGGGACATGGTCGAGCGGGGCCGACACCCGAAGCAGATGAGGCCACGCACTCACTGCCGACAGGGCCATCTCCTCGCCGACGACAACGTCTTCATCGCGGCAGCCACTGGAGCCCGCCGATGTCGGCGATGCAAATCAGCGTTCGAGCATAAGCGCGGACTTGACCCGGATTACCGCCGGAAGTCGGCAGAACACAAACGCCTCGTCCGGTCCATGCCGCCGGGGGCGGAGCCGGAGGCCGTCCCCCCAGCCTCCGGCTCCCGCCGACTCGGGCTGTAGCCCGCGGGACCGTCGGGCGTAGTGCCCGTCCGGCGGTCCCGGCATCCCCTCGAAGGCACGGCACAGGCACTGGAGACGAAGCGATATGGAGACAGCGGTCCGCCACCCGCGCATCCTCGACCCGGTCATCGTGTTCGACGGCGAGCGCGGCACGATCGTGCTGCTGCGGGCCGGCTACGCCCACATCGACGCCGACGACGACCTGCGGGTGGTGACGCCGACCGACGCGCTGCGCTGGGTGGCCGATCGCGAGGTCTGGGTCATCGTCCGCTCCGACCCGCCGGAGCCGACCTGGCTGCACGAGGACCCGGACTTCGCCGACGCGGCGCCCGGCGAGATCGTCGAGGCGTGGGGCAAGTGAGTGCCACCTTCCAGCTCCCGTTCCGCGTAACGGCCGCGACCGCCGACGAGGCGATCGCCACGGCGAAGGCGCAGGCCAACGCGACCGGCTGGACCGTTCGCACGCTTGCCTCCTGCCGCCAGCAGCCGAACGGCGACTGGATCGTCACGCTGGCCGTGTTCGCGACGGTTGCGAGGACGCTGGCATGAGCGAGTGCCAGAGCACCGGAGGCGAATGGGGCAAGCCTTGCCCCGATTGCGGCCAGGTCCTGCCGACGGCCCTGCCGTGGGAGTACGGCCGCCCGTGCGCGAAGACGGCGCTCGATCGCGGCCACGGCTGGGACGGGCGCGAGATGCCGCAGCACACGGCCCGTGAGCGGGCGCGCTGGGCACAGCCAGGCGTCATCCCTCGGACCCCGGTCGGCGGCCGGGAGACGCAGCTGTGAGCGCCACGCGCGTCATCACCGGTACCGACGAGCGCGGCCGGCCGAAGTCCGAGTGGCGATCCCTGACCGACGCAGAGCCCGCCTACGGCCACATGGAGCCCGCGTTCTCCGCTCCCATCGTGCGCCGCATCGCGACGCCGGAGGAGCTCGCAGCTCGCGACCTGGTCGCCCCCAGCCCGATCGCCCCGCGGCCGGCTTCGTCGCCCCGCCCGAAGCCAGCACCGCCATCGGAGGAGCCATCCGTGACCGGATCCGCCGCGCCACTCGACGCCACGCAGGAGACGCTGTCGACCCTGTCGAACGCGATCGTCGTGGCGGCCGAGGCATGGGCCGCGAAGGTGGCTGCGGCCGAGGCGCTCGCGACGACCGAGGGCGCGTGGAGGCAGGCTCGGGCGGCGCTCGACATCGCCTATCGGGCGTTCGGCTCGGAAGATGTCGCTCCGCCGGCCGTCGACGCGGTCCCGGCACCCATCGACCCGGAGACCCTCGTCGACGCGCACCCGCGACCGAGGCCGAAGCGCCAGGCACCGAACGGCGGTGACGTCAAGCGAGCCGCCAAGGCCGAGGAGAGAGCCGTACTGGTGCTCGCTGCTCTGGAGCGCCACGGCGGTGACACGCGTGCAGCCGGCCACGAGCTCGGGATTCGCGGGAACATCGTCGCGATCATCGCGAAGCACGCCCGAGCCCGCGCGGCGGCGCAGGCGTGAGCCCGGTGGAGGCCATCGTCGCCGAGGTGGCCGACATCCATCTCATCCGCCACGAGGACCTCGTCGGCCCGTGCCACCGGCGCGACCTGGTCGACGCTCGCGCGGAAGCCGCCACCCGGCTGTTCGAAGAGACGGACCTGCGTCTGTGGCAGATCGGCGAGATCCTCGGAGGTCGCCACCACAGCTCCGTCATCCATCTGCTGCGGCGTGAGCCGCGAGCGGCCCCGTGACCGCCATCCGTCGCAAGTGGCTGGCCGGCAGGGACGGCACCGCCCACTGCACCGGCCCGTTCGACCGCTGGCGCGCGCTGTGCGGCGCCACGGCCGTCCTGGAGCGGCTGGCGTGGCCGGAGGAGCGCCGCTGCCGCGTGTGCGTGGCGCTCAGCGTCGAGCAGGAGGCCGATCGTGCCGCCAGCCGCTAGGCCCCTCTCCGATCGCTTTTGGCCGAAGGTCAAGAAGACCGACACCTGCTGGCTGTGGACAGCGAGCATCCGACGCGACGGCTACGGCCAGATCCGTGGCGAGGACGGCCGGAACCTGTCGGCGCATCGCGTGGCCTACGCATCGGTCATCGGGCCCGTTCCGATCGGCCTCGAGCTGGACCATCTCTGTCGCGTTCGTCGTTGCGTCAACCCGGCGCACCTAGAGCCCGTCACACATCGCGAGAACGACATCCGAGGGACAGGCGCCGCGGCCGTCAATGCCGCGAAGACCGCATGTCATCGAGGCCACCCCCTTGTCGACGACAACCTCTACGTGCGACCGAACGGCTGGCGGACCTGTCGCTCATGCCAGCGCGCATCAGAGCTTCAGCGAAAGGATGGTGCCTCATTCCTCCTTTGAACGAGAAGAACGCTCTCATTCGGGCCGCCAATGTGACGGCCAGCGAAGTGGCAGCCCTAATGGATTCGGGCCATCCCTACGCGACACCCGAGGGCATCTACGACCGCCTGACGCTGCCGGAGGCGGTCCGCAAGGACAGCCAGGCGATGCGCCTCGGCTCGCACATGGAGTCGGCGATCCTGCGCTTCGCGGAGTCGGAGCTCGGCTTCCGCGCCCGCGCCAACGCGCGCAGCTTCGTCCACCCCGTCGTCCGGCTGGCGGCGACACCCGACGCGTTCGCCATCAGCCGGATGCCGTGGGCGATGACGCCCGAGCGCGCGATCGTCGAGGTCAAGATGTCCGGCCGCCCGGAGCTGTGGCGCGAGTTGCCCAGCTACATCGAGTGGCAGTGCCGGGCGCAACTCGCCTGCACCGGCCGCGACGTCGTCTACATCGTCGTCCTGGCGGCCATGCGGCTGCTGACGTTCCCCGTGTACCGCGAGGCGGACAAGGAGGCCGAGCTCGTGGAGGCTGTCGCCACCTTCTGGCGCGATCACATCGTCGTCCATGAGCGACCCGTCCCGGCAGCGGCTGTGCCGGCCATGACATTCAGCTTTGACGCTGACACGAAGACGGAGGCCATCGCATGACCACGGACACCACCGAATACGAGATCCCAGCTGGAGAGCCGGGAGCCGAACCCGGTACCTACTTCGCGACGCTGACGGCGCTGAAGCCGTTCACGCTCTACGAGACGTCCAAGGGCTGGACGCGGGAGAAGCCCGAGGACGGGCTGGCCGAGGCGTACAGCAAGATCGAGTGGCATTTCCACACGGAAGACGGCGACCGCCTCGAGGGGATCACCAGCACCGCTCGCTCCGAGAAGTCGACGCTGTTCGCCTGGGCGACCGGCCTCGGCATCCCGGCCAACGTCGTCCTCGATCGCAGCAAGCCGATCCCGGCGTCGCTCCTGATCGGACGTGAGGCGATGGTCACGGTCCAGCTCGACAAGAACGGCTACCCACGCGTGACGACCGTCGTGCCGGCGCCGAAGGCCCGCTCGACGGCTCCTGCGGCCGCGCCGGTCGACCAGCCGATGACGACGCTCCCCAACCAGGTTCCCGGCGAGTTCGATGGAGCCCCTACCACGCCGGCCGCAGCGCCGGTGGGCGACCTGCCCTTCTGAGGTCCATCGACGTCCTGACCATCCCGGCCGGCTCGCTCTGCATCGTCAACGAGCTGGCCGGGGAGGTCTGGTTCGCAGACCGCACACCCCAGCGCCAGTGGCTCACCGACGCCGAGCTGGATGCATGGGCCGCCACCGTCACCGACCACACGCAGCACAGGCCACCGACATGACCTCCAGAGGCGAGCCAAGTGACATGGACCCCAGAACAGGCAGCACAGCAGCGCGAGTGGGGGCTCGAGGATGTCCCGGCGGGCACAGCCGATCCGCTCGATGCCTACCTGCGACAGAACGGCCACGCGACGGAGACAGAGCCACCGCGCGAGGTCGTGCTGCTACCCAGGTATGCCGGCCTGATCATGCCCATCGAGGAATACCGGGCGACAGTCCCCGACAGCATCCCGTGGATCGCCCAGCCGCTCGTGTACTCGGGCGGGGTCACGTTGCTGGCCGGTCCACCGAAGGCCGGGAAGTCGACGCTCGCGTCGAACCTGCAGCGCTGCCGCGAGACTGGGGCGGCGCTGCTCGACCAGTGGCCGGTGGCCATTGGCTCCACCCTGCTCGTGACCGAGGAGGGCGGCGTCGCGGTCGCATACAAGACGAGCGACCTCAGTGCGCTCGACGTCATGGATCGGCGCGCTGCGGTGCAGGCTGGCCTTGGGTTCACGCAGGTGCTTGACGCAGTCGCCGGATGGGCGATGGACCACGCGGGCGGACTCGCGTTCATCGACACCCTCGCGATCTGGGCCGGCATCGACAACGAGAACGACGCCAGCGAGGTGTCGGCGGCCGTGGCACAGGTGACGTCGCTGGCGCAGGCCACC